TTAAGTTTACTCTAAGACCCGCACAGCAAGAAATATATGACCAAGTAGATGGGAATTGTATTATTAATGCAAACGTGTCTTGGGGTAAAACTTTTTCAGGTTTAGCTATTGCAGGCAAACTTGCCCAAAAGACTCTAGTTATTGTTCATACAATTGCTTTGAGAGACCAGTGGGCAAAAGAAGTAGAAAAAGTATATGGTATAAAACCTGGGATTATTGGTAGTGGCAGATATGAGATAAATGCTCCTATAGTTATAGGAAATACTCAGTCTTTATATAAAGTAAAAGATAATCTTTCAAAAGAGTTTGGTACTCTTATAGTAGACGAGTGCCATCACATACCTGCAAATACTTTCAATAGACTAGTTGATAGTAGCTATGCGAAGTATAAGATAGGACTATCAGGTACTTTAGAAAGAAAAGACGGAAAACACGTAATACTTCAAGATTACTTTGGCAACAAGATTTTCCGACCTCCGGCGGAAAACTACATGAAACCTAGTGTGGATGTGATTCAGTCTGACATTCGTTTTATGGATGGAGGAAAGACGCCTTGGGCTCTTCGAGTAAATGATCTTGTCAAGCAGGAGGCATATGGTGAGCTTATCTCCGTACTGGCAGCAGTATATAGAAAGAAAGGACACTCCGTACTTCTTCTCTCTGACAGAGTATATTTTCTGCAAAGAATAAAAGAAACTCTTGGAGAAGCAGCCGTTCTCATCACTGGTGAAACAAAAGATAGAGAAAAGCCCTTAGGAAAAATTAACTCAGGAGAAATAAAAATACTATTAGGAACTCAGAGTATTTTTTCAGAAGGTATAAGTGTGAATCCACTAAGCTGCTTGATTCTTGCTGCTCCAGTAAGTAACATTCCTCTGCTCACGCAGCTTATTGGCCGTGTAGTCAGAGAGCATCCAGGAAAGATAGACCCTGTAATTGTTGATATAAACCTAAAAGGAAAGACGGCTGAGAGGCAAGCTCAATTAAGAATGGGACACTACCTCAAGGAAGGTTACAAAGTCAATACAATTAAAGTATAGAAAAATATTACTTGACATAATTTGGTCTTTTGTTATATAATATATGTTCGTTCGCAGAAAATAGTATGATAAAGTACAACTGGCAAAAAGTCTACGCGACAGCAGAAGGAAAGTCTAGTAAAGTAGTAGATATTATACACTACATTACACACAGACCAGTGCCTAAAAATAATTACGATTTCTTAGCCAAGCGGCTAGGATTGATTGACTGGGATGGAGATTCATTCTTACTCAATCCGAACGCAATATTCGAGAATAGACATCTTTACGAAGATAATGAGATAGCTGAGTATGTGGCCTTAGCAAGTTTCAGAAGCCTTTCCGAATATATAGTCACAAAACGCAAAACCTTGTCTGAACGGGACTGTCCCGTTGATACAGGGGAACTTCACAACAACAAGTTACTTTCTGTTCATAATGGAGAAATCTATTTTAAGTGGGAAGAAACTACTCATTAAAGGATACTTATATGAAATTTACTGATTCCAAAGGTTCTGCTCAAAAGAAGCAGTTAGATCAATACGAAATTAAGATGGGCGACAATGTTGTCCGTTTCTTTGGGGAACTTCTTCCTCGATACCTCTACTGGATAAAAGGAACCAACGACAAAAATATTCCTATCGAGTGCTTGTCTTTCGATAGAAATACTGAGTCTTGGGCAAACGCAGAAAAAGACTGGGTAAGGGAGCAATATCCCGATATTAAAGCAACTTGGTCTTATTCAGTCCAGTGTATTGACCCTGCTGATGGCAAAGCAAAAATCTTTAATCTGAAGAAAAAGCTGTTTGATCAGATTCTTGAAGCTGCCAAAGACTTGGGAGACCCAACTGATCTTGAAGATGGTTGGGAAGTTCACTTCACTAAGAAGAAGACTGGCCCTCATGTCTATAACGTAGAGTACACTCTCAATCAAATTAAGAGCATGCAAAGCAAAGGTGCTGTTATGAATGAGCATCGAGCTGCTATTGATAGTGCAACTCCTATTGCAGAACTGCTGCCTCGTGCTACTGCGGATGCTCAGAAAGAGCTTCTTGATAAAATCCACGGAGCGGGAGAAGATAATACTGATAATGATTCTATGTCAGAAGACTTTGATGTATCATGATTCTGTTTACAGCCGACTGGCATATTAAATTAGGGCAGAAGAATGTTCCTAAAGACTGGGCGAAAGCTCGTTATTACGAGTTCTTCAAACAGGTTCATGCTATAGAGTGTGATATGCACATCATAGGGGGCGATCTTTTTGATCGTCTCCCTACGTTGGAGGAAGAAGAACTATACTATGACTTTCTAGTCGGTGTTAAAGTACCCACTATAATTTTTCCTGGAAATCATGAGGCTACTACTAAGTATGCCTCATTTTTTAAGCATCTTAAAAAAGTTACAAAAGCGGTAAACCCTCTCGTAACTATCATAGATATATCTTATGTAGATCCGGATTTTGGATTTTCTATCCTTCCGTATAATGAGCTACATAGAAAGGGAAGTATAGAGCATTTTGACACCAGCAAGCCTTTGTTTACTCATGTTCGTGGAGCAATCCCTCCCCATGTGACCCCAGAAGTCGATTTGGATAGGTTTGAGGATTTTCCAGTTGTGTTCGCTGGAGACCTTCATGCACATAGTAACACTCAAAGAAATATAGTTTACCCAGGTAGTCCAATGACTACATCATTTCATAGAGCACGGGTTGATACAGGTTATTTGTTAATTAACGAAGGAACATGGGACTGGTTATGGGAACCATTTAATCTGCCCCAGTTAATTAGACGAACTGTTAGTGATCCAAAAGACATGATTCCAGGTGAAATCGACCATGTAATCTATGAATTAGAGGGTGATCTTGGTGACTTGGCGAATGCCGAAGCCAATGAGCTGCTAGATAAGAAAGTAGTAAAACGCAGTACAGAGGCTACTCTCATACTCGATAAGAACATGTCGATAGGAGAGGAGCTAGTAGAGTATCTTAGCTATATTCTACAAATAGAAGAGAGTAAAATACCCAGTGTTGTAGGACTATACAATGATATTGCTAAAAACGTTGAAGTGGAGTAATTGTTTCTCTTATGGAGCAAATAATTCTCTTGACCTATCAGCTGAAAAGATTACTCAGATTCTTGGAACAAACGGGGTGGGGAAATCCTCCATCCCGTTAATTCTTGAAGAAGTTTTATTTAACAAAAACTCAAAAGGCATCAAGAAAGCCGAAATTGCAAATAGAACTCTTAATAAAGGATATGAAATTAATCTTCAGCTTGATAAAGATGGAGACCAGTATGAGATTGATCTAAATCGACGCGCATCGCTTAAGGTAAAGCTCTTAAAAAATGGCGAAGATATTAGCAGTCATACTGCTACAAATACTTATAAAACTATAGAACAGATTATAGGTATTGATTTTAAGACATTCTCTCAAATAGTATATCAGAATACTAATGCGAGTTTGAATTTTCTTACCGCAACAGATACTAATCGTAAAAAGTTCCTTATAGACCTATTAGGCCTGGAGGAATATGTTGCGGTATTTGAGGCTATTAAAGTAATGGCCAGGGAAGTAGAAAATGAATATTCTGAGTTGCAAGGGCGTTTAACTACCATTGAAAAATGGTTAGAATCAAACAAACTTACCGATACTACCCCAAAGGGTATACAAAATTTACCAGAAATATCGGAAGAAGCAAGACAGGAATTAGGTTCACTTACAGTTGATTTTCAAAATCTCTCGTCTACGAATCGAAAAATTTCCCAAAACAATGAGTATAAAAAATTACTCAAAAATATACCTATTGACGAATTAAGGGCAATAGAAGTAAATGAACGAGTAGCTACTACAGAGTTCGAAGTAGAAGCATCAAATGCTAGAAATGTTAAGAGTTCGAGTAGTTCATTTATAACTAAAATGAATAAACTGGGCGATAAATGCCCTACTTGTGAGCAATCTGTAGATCAAGAGTTTATAAATAGCCTTATAGCTAAAGAGGTTGAAAAAATTGCTGCAGCCGATCAAATAATTGAGGATACTGCTGCAAAGATTAAAGAGGCTGAAGAACTAAATCGTCAATATAAAAGAAAATCTGAAGGCATACGAGAATGGCAGCAGTTATTCTCTAGCATAGATCAAGAGCTTCCTTCAGAAGTAACAGATGCGAATGATTTGCAGGAAAGAATAAACGCTCTTAAAACTAAAATTCAAGAAGAAGAAGCAAAAGTGCGCAAAATAGAAAAGCAAAATCAAGCTGCTTCTGCTCATAATGCAAGAATTGAAGTTATCACAACTCAAACAGCAGAGTTTGAGGAACAGCTTAAAGAAGTTGAAGAAAGTTTTAATGATATAAAAGAAAAGCGTTCTAATCTTGAGATACTCAAAAAGGCATTTAGTACAAATGGACTCATAGCCTATAAAATCGAGAATCTGGTAAAAGAGCTGGAAGAAGTAACTGGTGGATACTTGGCAGAACTTTCTGATGGTAAATTTACCCTAAATTTCGCAGTTACGAATGATAAACTGAATGTAGAAATCACTGACAATGGTAATGTAGTAGATATACAGGCACTTTCCTCAGGAGAGCTTGCTAGAGTCAATACTGCTACATTGTTAGGTATTCGTAAAATGATGAGCAGCCTTTCTTCTAGTAGAGTGAATGTTCTATTTTTAGACGAGGTTATGAATGTACTCGATGAGCTAGGAAGAGAGCGCTTAGTAGAAGTATTGCTGCAAGAAGATCTGAATACATATATAGTTAGTCATCAATGGTCACACCCATTGCTTGAAAAACTACGAATTGAAAAGATTGACGAAATTAGTAGGATAGTAAATGGTTGATTCTAGAGCTAAAGGACAGCGAGGAGAATACCTAGTAAGGGACTTGCTTCGTAAGCACACAGGATTACAGTTTGAAAGAGTACCTAGTTCAGGTGCTCTTTCTTACCTCAAAGGAGATTTGTACATACCTGGGAATACGAAAAATCTTTTTTGTATTGAAGTAAAAAACTATGAAAAAAGCCCTCTGACCGACAAGGTTTTTACAAATAAAACTAATTACTTAGTAAAATGGTGGGAGAAACTAGAGGAACAAGCAGAACATATGTCTCAAGCTCCTTTACTGTTTTTTAAGTATGCTAGATCTAAGATATATGTATGTACGGCAGAAAAGCCCGTGAACACAAAATATATGTTGATTTCTTGGCTCGGATGCTATATAATGTTAGCTGAAGAGTGGTTAGAGAGTGAGGAAATAAAATTTATATCATGAAATTTGCAGACAAAGTACCAGAACAAAATAATAACGTATTAGTTGTTGACGCTATGAACATTGCTTTCAGATGGAAGCATCAGGGTAAACTAGAGTTCAAAGAAGAATATATGCGAACTGTAGAGAGTCTTGCAATTTCATACGACTGCTCAAATATAATCATTGCAGCAGACCAGGGCAATAGTGCCTATCGCAAAGAGCTGTGCCCAGAGTATAAAGCCAACCGTAAGGAAAAATACGAAAATCAAACTGAAAAAGAAAAGAAAGAGATGGAGCAGTTCTTTGAGGAGTACGAAAGAACTCTTGAAGCTCTGTCTCAGAAGTATTTAGTTCTTCGTCGAAAAGGCGTAGAGGCTGATGACCTAGCGGCCTTCATAGTTAAAAATCGACAAGAACTTGGTATTGATGAAATCTGGCTTATATCTAGCGACCGAGACTGGGATTTACTTGTAAACGAATATGTTTCTAAGTTTTCTACAGTCACTCGCAAGGAAACAACTCTGTTTAATTGGGATGAGTTTCATGACTTCCCAATCGAAGAGTATATTAGTTTCAAAGTTCTGACGGGAGACAAGGGAGACAACATTGACGGCGTAGCGGGCGTAGGCCCAAAGCGTGCTTCTGATCTTATACGACAGTATGGTAGCGCATTCGACATATATGACCAACTACCAATAGACAGTCACTATAAATATATTCAGAGTCTCAACGAAGATCCAGAGAAACTACTTACAAACTATTATTTAATGGATTTATTAGGATATTGCGAAGAAGCAATCCAATTTCCAGGTCACAATCTCTCAGAGATGAAAGATGAAATAACAGGATTTTTGAATGATTAATATAGATTATTCTAGGGATAAACTGCTCTCTGAGTTCAGTTTCAAAACTCTCGAAGATCGCTATCTTGTTGAGGGTGAAACTTCACCGCAAGAAGCCTTCGCACGTGCGGCGAAAGCATTTTCTAGTAACCCAGAACACGCTCAACGTCTGTACGACTATGCAAGCAATCTATGGTTTATGTTCAGTACACCAGTTCTCTCAAATGGAGGAACTGAGCGAGGACTTCCCATCAGCTGTTTTCTCAATTATGTAGAAGATAGCCGAGGAGGAATTACTTCGCACTATACTGAAAATGCTTATCTGTCCTCTGTTGGCGGAGGTATTGGTGGATACTGGGGAGATATTCGCTCTGTAGGAAGTAAAACTTCTAAAGGTTCCGAATCTACTGGTGTTATCCCCTTTATGAAAGTTGTTGACTCCGAAATGCTTGCTTTTTCGCAGGGAGTCACACGAAGAGGTAGCTATGCTGCCTATCTCGATATCTCACACCCAGAAGTAGAGGAGTTTCTCGATATGAGAAAGCCCACAGGTGGAGATATTAATCGTAAATCTGTAAACTTACATCATGGAATTATTCTCTCTGATGAGTTTATGGAAGTTATTGATAGATGCACTCGATTAGAAAATATTGACGATTCTTGGCCTCTTATAGACCCTCATAGTGGTAAAGTTACAAAGACTGTATCCGCAAAGGCTCTGTGGGTGAAAATTATTCAGAATCGTGTAGAAACTGGAGAACCTTACGTTATGTTTGGAGATACAGTTCAAAACGGTTTGCCCGATTTTCAGAAAGAATTAGGACTTAAAGTCAATCAATCTAATCTGTGTTCAGAAATTACTCTACCTACTAGCGAAGATCGCACCGCAGTATGTTGCCTTTCTAGTGTAAACTTGGAAGAGTATGATAGCTGGTCAAGAGTACCTGAATTTATTCCTGACCTTGTAGAAATGTTAGATAACGTACTTACATACTTTATCGAGAATGCACCACCCGAACTGCAAAAAGCAGTTTACAGTGCATCACAAGAAAGGTCTATTGGCCTGGGAGCAATGGGTTTTCATGCGTATCTTCAAAGAAACAATATCCCGTTTGAGGGAGTCATGGCAAAAGTACACAATCGTAGAATATTTAGCCATATTAAATCAGAGGCTACCAGAGCCACTACAGAGTTGGCTAGGGTACGTGGTGCCTGTCCCGATGATATTAGTGGGCGGGTTCGTAACGCTCATCTTTTGGCTATTGCTCCTAACGCTAGCAGTAGTATCATCTGTGGCAACACTTCTCCTAGCATTGAGCCTTATCGAGCTAATGCGTTTACTCAAAAAACTAAGTCCGGTTCTTCTCTACTTAAAAACGAGTATCTTGAGCATGCTCTCCAAGAGCTGGACATGGATACGCCGGAAGTTTGGAAGAGCATAGTAACAAACGGTGGTTCTGTACAGCATCTTGAGTTTCTTGATGATCTCACAAAAGATGTATTCAAAACTGCTGTAGAAATAGATCAAGCTTATATTATTGAGCTTGCTGCAGATAGACAAGAGTTCATCTGTCAGAGTCAATCTCTTAATGTGTTTTTTCCTGCTGATGTTTCAAAGATGGAGCTTCATGCAGTACATATGCAGGCTTGGAAGCAGAAAGTGAAGACTCTTTATTATCTTCGCTCAGAGGCTATCAAGAGAGCAGAAAAAGTATCTGATGAAGTATTAAGACAACGTATTTTCGATGACGAGGTATGTTTAAGTTGTGAAGGGTAAGTATTATATTAATATTTATGACCAAGAAACACATAAACGTAGGTACTTTGAAGTTTCTTATGATGTTTATATGTATATTAAGCAATTAGAGGGAAAAATTAAGTGGCCTAAAAAGAGTTGTTTATTTGATGCTTATCCGGAATTAGAATGCGAATCTTAATAGCCTGTGAGTTTAGTGGGGTTGTAAGAGACTGTTTTCTTGCTCTTGGACATGATGCAGTCTCTTGCGACCTTTTGCCGACAGAAGTACCTGGACCTCATATAGAAGGAGACTGTTTAGAGCCTCTTTATAACGAGCACTGGGACTTGGTGATTGCTCACCCACCTTGTACTTATTTATCAGCAAGTGGTCTGCACTGGAATAACAAACAGCCTGAACGGGCTCTCAAAACTGAAGAAGCACTTAAGTTTGTGTCCGATATATGGAATGCACCAGTAGAAAAAATGTGTTTAGAGAACCCAGTAGGCTGTATCAATACTCGACTGAATTTTATGCCAAAGCCACAGTATGTGCAACCGTATGATTTTGGAGAAGATGCTAGTAAGAAAACTGGATTATGGCTTCGAGGGCTAGAACCATTAAAACCGACAGAATATATAGAACCTCGAATGGTTGATGGTAAGCCTCGATGGAGTAATCAATCCGACAAAGGACAGTCAAGGCTCGGCGGTGGTCGAGGACACGAGAGAAGTGTAACTTATTTTGGAATAGCAGCAGCAATGGCAGGACAATGGGGATGAATGTATTAAATTTATACGCAGGACTTGGAGGAAATCGTAAGTTCTGGGAAGATGTGGATGTAGTAGCTGTAGAGAGCGACCCAAAGATCGCTGCTGTTTATGAAAAATTATATCCAAATGATACTGTTTTCGTAGAAGATGCTCACCAGTTTCTTCTCGATACCTGGGAGCTTGTAGATTTTATCTGGTCGAGTCCTCCCTGCCAAAG